TGCACCCATTGTTCTTTAAATGCCTACGATGCTGACCTCTATCAGAAATCATACTGCCATCAATTTGTGACCTATAAGGTGCAAACTCGGCGTGTACAAAAGACGCTGAGATAACTCGCGTCATTATCGTGTCGCAACACTCCGGCAAATTGTCATAGTCTGCCAGCTTTCTGAAGATGTCTTGCGACGCTCCGCATTTCTTGCAAGTGACTTCGTACAGCGGCATTACGCGGCGTCCTCTGTCCATTCAAAGCTCAGGTACAAACTAGCACCTGCTGGGACGGCTTGCCCGTTAAAGTTAATCGCTAAAGACTCTGAAGTGCCTCTAAGAACGATGGCTTTGTCATTTCGAACGCCAAACTCATAGGATGACGGCAGTGCTGCCGCTCCCGGCGTTGCGCTAGCTGATAAGTATGTTTTATGGGCTTCTACCGCAATGCCTGTGCCTACTGCTGAAGGATTTGCCGTGTATAGTGCTAGTGCCGCTGTTTGCGCATCGTCGGCTGAATCTGACTTTGCAGCAGTTACGTTGGTTGATGTACCTCCGGTATTAGCGGTGGTGCGCTTAACAATGTAATGGTCGTAGATAGACGCTGTTGTAGCCGTTCCCACAACTTCCACTTTTGTTACGCGGATGACTTTTGTTGCCGAGCCAGTCAACACAAGCACGTCAGTAGCCGTTGCTACAGGTGTAATGTCTTGCGCGACATACCGAAATGTGGCGCGTGTCCCGTTGGTGCTAATACCTACAACATTGCCGTCGGCTCTTGCAGCCACTGGAATACCAGTGCTACTAACGGCTGAAATAACTTCAAATCCCATTTTAATCTCCAATCATAATAATAAAAGTATGGCTTCTTCGTCATCACGCTCGTCTTCAAGCATTTGCGCGATAGCAAGTTCTAGTGCAGCCTTTTCAGTTTCCATGCGGAGGATTGCTTCATAGTCCTCGACAAAGGTGCTCGGTTCTTCTTCAACTTTAGGTGCAACCTTAACCTTTGGCTTAGGTTCTCCGGTCACTGCTTCAACAGCATATTCAATTGCTTTCTTAACGTCGGCGCTGTTGTTTTTATATTCTTTCTTTTTAGCTTTTAAGCCACCGCGTCTAGGGTCTACCAAGAATGGAGGTGTTTCCGAGCCTGTGGCTTCAAAAGTAATATCATCTAGAATAAGCTCTAACGGCCCTGATTGAACCTCATGACCTGACGCTACAAAAGCAATATCCTCTAATGTAAGCGCTAGCGTACCGTTGTTGACGAACCCGCCAACAGCCGCAAACGTAATGTCATCAAGCGTAACGGCTAACGTGCCGTTATGCTTTAGCATCCCCGTACTAGCAAACGTGACGTCATCAAGCGTAACGGTTAACGTGCCGTTATGCGTTAGTGTTCCCGTGCTAGCAAACGTGATGTCATCAAGCGTAACGGTTAACGTGCCGTTGTGCGTTAGCTTTCCTGTACTAGCAAACGTGACGTCATCAAGCGTGACAGCTAACGTGCCGTTATGCGTTAGTGTTCCCGTGCTAGCAAACGTGATGTCATCAAGCGTTAGGGACGCAGTCGCTTCAATGGTAGACCACTGCGCGGTGTCCCATATTCCAGCGTCCCATAATGCCATTACGCGTTACCTTCCGTAATCGTTGCAGATGAAATTGCCACACTGTCGCCAGTTGTGATAGATGTACTTGATAAATTGATATTGCTCGCTGACGTGCCAACTGTTAAGCCCGACACCACCAACGTAGTCCCGTCCGATTTATAAATGCTTGCGTTAGCCGCTGTGCCTGTTGCGCCTGCTGTGCCGGCGGTAATTGCGCTTAACGTAAGTACGCCGCTAGATGCCGCACCAGCAAAAGGTGTTCCGCAAACGCACTCCACTAATTGAACCGCGCCAGAAGTATAAATTCTAAGTTTTGCGCCGTTGCCAGCAAAAGTAGTGATTGCGTCCGCGCGAGTATTGCGCAGAGTGGTATTAAGTGAAACTGCCATTTATTTGACTCCTATAATTTTGCCGTTAGCGTCCCGAACAACTTGTTTTGGACGAGTTACTTGGTTGTGCATTTCAGACATTCTGTCGAGCAATGCTTGATTTTGTTGATTTGCCATTGTCATCATTTGCGTCATATTCATGTTAACACTGTCGATAACATTCCCCAGTGAGCTTGACAATAATTGGCTAACTTGCGGTGTTCCCGTTTCATCAAGCTCTGTCATTGAGTCAGGTTCTTTATTTGCGTTCAGTGTTAAGACGTGTTGTTTCATGCTATTTTGAGCTTGAATTTGCGCGATGGCAATTCTAGTATCGTTATCAAGCTGTGTTTTCCATTTATCAAACTCAAGTTTAGCTTGTTCAAGTTGATTGCTAGCTTGAAGTTTAACCTGTTCAAGTTGCATTGTCGCTTGTTCTGATTGCTGTTGTGCTTGCATCTTCATTTGGGCAATTTGAGCCTCTGCTTGTGTACGTTGTTCGTCTTTGCTTGGCGGCTGCGGGCCTGCTGCTTTTTTGGTCGCTTGGTCAACAAACTGCTCAAGGACACCTTCAAGTTCTCTGCCCGCTTTAAACCCACGAACGCCATAAAGCAATAGCTCTCCAACTAACGGCGCCATTGCAGGGTCTTCTTTAACCGCGCCAATGCCGTCTTTAATAAAACCGCTCACCGCCGTCAAAAACTCCATGCGGTTTTGTTTTTCAGTCTGCTTATCAAGCTCAACTAGCGTGTCTGTTTCAATATCAATATTAAAAACCCTAGCAGGCTCATTTTTAAGCAGCTGAATCGCCTCTTGCGCAAATTGCGCGTCAGGCGTGTTCATAATGCCTGATACTTCAACTAAGGTCTGTGGTTGGTATTTCGAGCAGATAATCTCTGACTTCATGCGTAGAATTTCACGCGCGAAGCGATACAACCCGTCTTTCATGTTGCCAAGGCGCAGTGACGCAAACTGACTCTTAATTTGCTGTGCTGTCGCGGTTTCACTCGCTACTGACGCGCCACGCATGATGTCGGACAGGCCAGTTGTTTCGTAAATGATTTGCTTACATGACTCACGCGCTTGATATAGCTGTTGCAGCGCAGACGCAACGTCGCCAAGTGGCATAAATTGCACAGCACCTTGCAATCCGCCTTTTTCAACAAACGCCGCCCAGTTTTTGACAGGAACAAGCACCCCATCGTTACCTTCTTTCATCAAGCGTTCAATTGCAGGCTCGTCCGCCGCGTAGATGCCCATGACTTTGAGTGCTTTGGTCAAATGCTTAATTCGACCTGTTAGCTCGTCAATCTCGTCTGCTTGGTCTTGATAGAGTAGGAAATCTGCTACAGGAATCAGCGTCCCTGTCGATGTAGTGGCAAAGTAAGGCTTAGGGCAGGGGAAGAAGTTTGAAAGCTCTAGCGGGTCATCTCTGTGGTCTAAAATGACATCGTACTGCTCCGCTATCCAATAGACGCATTTTTCTGCTTTTGACCAAATTTCCCAGATTTCTGCCTTTTTATCGGCTTTAGTGGTTTCTTTGTCGCCGTCTTTACGGTTTGATGTATTAGTTAAGGGGACTTTTTCAAAGATGTCGCCAAAGCGTTCTGTTCCTTCGTCTAACGTCATATAGACGCGACGCGCAACCCACGTCACCTCGTCCCACGTCCGAGCAGGTAGATGCGCAAAGTCCTGCCAATAGACATAATCCACCGGTGTTGTTTCAGACACAACGTGTTCGTAGACTTCCGTCTGCGCCAGCCCGTTTTCTTCGTCCAACGTGCGCTCAGGTGAGTATTCTTCGCCGCCTACTTCCGCATAATTGGTAATTGAAGGCTCAAACGCTTCAATCTTAGGTTCGTAGCGCAGCCATGCCACGCCTCTGCCCGGAAGTAGTCTATCGTCCACCACGCAAGACAGCGTATCGTGAAAATCGGGGTATTCTTTAATTTCAAAGTCAAGAACGCGCTCTAAAATCATCGCCGCTACTCTGCCGGCGTTATTTTTATCGTCAAAACGTCTTGAAATGTCAGGATTGGGCGGTTTTGCGTAAATTGCCGGTTTTAGCGTCTGTACGTTAGACCAAAGAATGTTAAATCGTGCGTCCGCTTGCTCTGCGTCCTTACGCTCGTCGCGGTAGCGCTTGACAATCTTCTCGCCACGCTCTGTCCACTTCTTATATTCTTCTTGGTAGCGCGATATTTCGTCGTGCCAAGGCTGTGCTGATAGTTTGTCACTCATTATATTCGTCTACCTCTACGTTTCGAGCTGTGTTCCCACAACTCCTCTAAGGACTGGTCTTCCCAGAATTTTGCTTTGGGTTTTGGCGCTGCGTCTGGTCGTTGTTCACGCCATGCAAGACACGCGTACCGGAAAGCGTCAGCAAAGTGAGATGTCCAATCGTGTTTAGGTCGTTCATTAAACACCTTTTTGTCTACATTATACTCTCTTTGGTACTGTGTTAGCGCTTCCATTCCTTCTTTGCAGCTTGGGTCAAACCAACAGTTTGCTAATGATAACCTAGCGGCTTGTATCCCGTCCATAAGTGATATGTTTGGCACAATTCTAGGTGACCACCCCAGTGACCTAAACTGCTCCTCGATACTTCTGCCCGTTTGCAGTGATTTAGCCTTCGCGTCGTGCGGCAAATATAACCATTCGCCATAATCATAGCCTTTACTCTGCAAAATGTCATGGTAATGCGCGATAGGCATTCCACTGTTGCTGTAGCAGTCAATAAACCTAAGCTCTTTGCCCGCCACCTGAAACCACCAAATCGCCGTGTCGTCGCTCCACCCCAAATCGATAGCCGCGAATGTCTTGAGTTTGCGGTCATAGCAAGGTCGTACTCTCCCCGATTGCCCCACTTCGTACATCTCTCTGCCGTAAATAGCCCCCGGTATCGCCGCGTCGAAGTTGCACTCCATCTCCTGTAGCCATGCGTCCTCCGACAACTCTTTCCTCAGCGCGTCAATTTCTTCTTGGTCGAGGATACCCGAATTTGATGCTGTCAACAGCAGGGTAAAGCAGTCCTTATCTTGTTTTCCTGCTTCAAAGCGTTCGTAAAAGCTATTCTTACCCTTTGGCGTCCCAATAATTATCGCCCACCCTTTGCGGTCAGCCAGCGCAGGACGGATAACGTATGGCCATACAGTTGACTTCCAATCGCCATACTCGTCAGCAATAATCCCGTCAAAGTAAAGACCGCGCAACCTGTCAGGATTGTCAGCACCAAATAACTGAATACGCGCCCCGTTTGGAAAATCGAGTCGTAATTCACTTTCGTTCACCTTTATGTTGGGTATGGGTTTTGTAAACGTCTTACAGTAATCCCAGATAACTTGTTTTGCCTGTGAGTAGTATGGGCAGATGTAGGCATACCTACCATCTCCACTAGAATCCATACAAGCACACTTTATCAATTCATTAATACACGCTACCGACTTGCCCGCCCTTCTGTGAGCAACCACAACTGCCCATCTTTCTTTTCTTGCGTGGAGTGGTCGAAATACATCTCTTGGCTTATAGGGTATGACAACCTTCATGATTCCCACCCTATGACAAGGCTTGCGGCGGTACCGTCCGCATTAGTAATGCCAAACGCCACTCTGCTTTGCTCCTTAGCGCTTGCCCACCCGTGTACGTTCTGAAGGATAGCTAACGCCGCCTTTGTGTCGCCACCTAGCGCCGCGTCTTTTAACACCTGTGCCATTTGCGCCTCTGCGTCGGCAGCGCCCTTCATCGTCATTAACTCGACGTTTGGGTCTAGCTGACACAACTGCCGATATTCGCTTGGAAGTAGCCCCGCAGCGAGGGCTAGCTTGTCACCCTTTAGCCCAAGCGCTGACGCATCGTAAATGGCGTTTAGACGCGTCTCTGTCACTTTTAACTCTCTTGGTGAATATGGAAATGATTGCATGGTCGCATGAATCCTTAGCTCGTTAAAAAATATTTATAATATATATGGAAATGTCTTTTTTGTCTGTGAATGTTTTGCATCGCCTTCGGAATTGAACGCCCCCCCCTATGCGTCAATTATTTGACGGTATATATGAAAATGCTTCTACTAGACATGGTATGCCTGCCAGTCGTCTTGTCAAGTCCTCCCCGCCTGCGCTTTTATTTTTTATTTTAATCCCCCCCCTATCCCCTGCAAGCCACGGAATACGCGGGTTACAGAGGATTCAAGGCTAAGTGTCAATTATTTGACGTTATTGTAAGTCATTGATTACTATAGCTTATCAAGGGTAAACGTCAATATATTGACACTAAGGCTACTTCACATCGTTCTACTAGGCTTGTGGGCAGTGGTAGGCAATGAATTTAGTACTGGATACGACCGCCTACACTACGCCTTGCCAGTTTGCGCCGGTCTAAAAGTGTAGGCAGTGTAGGCAGTGTAGGCACTGCCTACAAAGTCGCCAGAAATTCGTGGGGAATTCTATAGCCTATATAATATACATCTAATTTTTAAAGTAGATAATGGTATACCTACAACCACCCACAAACTCGCCAGCATAGGCGGGGCGTGGGCGCGCGCGTTGGCAGTCAATCACTTGCTAAACTGCCCACCATATACAGACACGCTGCCAACAAACAACAAAAAATGTTGCAAAAGTTAAAACTTGCTTTATAATGTTTTGCAGGTCGTCAATTTTGACGACTGCCTACAATGACAACATTTTTAGAGACTGCCAACATGAAAAACTTGATTAGAACCATAAGTGCCATTATTTTGACACCTGTCATGAAATTGACAGGCTTTAGATTTTCACGCGCATATCGCCGTGAAGATACAAAATTTCATTCAATAGTGTATGCACTAATTGATACAGTCGGCGTTAATACTTACGCTAACAAGTCAATTAAAGTGCTAACGTTATCATTAATTGCATCGTGTGCAATTGCTGCGCTTATCACTGCCGTATTAGTTACTGCGCCGCAATATCGCGTTAACGTAATTGATGGCCATATCACATTAACAAAATAACCTTATTTAACGCGCGGTCGTGAGCTGACCGCGCTGCACATTAACAATAGAGAGAGAACAACAATGAAAAAATTTAAAATAGCAGTCACCAACATGGGTGGTTTTAACCAAGTTGGCAGAATCGCGGTCAAAGGAGACTTTGTCTCCAATGGCTTTGTCAATGGAGGAGACTTCATTACTCATAAACGCGCTGATGCAGATAAGTTCGCACAAAATAGAGCTGACTGGTGTTCGCAGTTTGATGACCAGCATGGCGTAGCCTTCTTGGTTTGCCGTAAAACACCTCGCAGAGGGTGGGTTGTAGTAGCGCAGTTTTAACTTCACTTAACAATAGAGAGAAAATATTATGAATGATTTAATTGTACTTTTAAAAGATGGTACTTGTGGCTATGTTTACAGCTCAAGTGTAGAAGTAGGCGATATAGTTACAGCTCACTTACATGATGAAAATGGTATGCCTATAGAAAAAATTGGCGAAGTTATGGAGGTGCTGTCATGATTGCTATACATACTAAATACATAAGCGCGTCAAATGCACGCGGTAGCAGAATTAAAGCATATACTGCTAGCAGCATGGGGCTAAAAGGCTTTAGCGCTACTATTTCATACCCATGCGAGTTATCAGGCGTCGCCTGTCATTTTGAGGCCGTTAAAGCCTTAATAGAAAAAAACAACCTAGAATGGAAAACAGACGGTATGCGATACGGCGACAGCGCGGACGGGCGTGGCTATTCATTCTGCTTTGACGCGTCAAAAGTAGAAGGCGCGCTATGAATATTTTAACGATTGAATGGGAGGGTAAAAAAGTGCAGCTCCCTACCAGTGAGATAAAAAAAGTCTGTTTAGAATTATGTTCAGGCCTTGCCCCATCATTTCAAGCCGTAAGAGCGCGCGAATTACGCGCGGCCCTTGCTAAACATAAAAAAGTAGTATGCGGTAAATATAGATTATCTATTCAGGATTTACCTTAGATTCCAGCGTGTAGCGCGTTAGCAATAGCGCGTTATGCGGTGTAATTTCGCACCTAATAAAAATAAAGGTTAAACAATGAACAAAACATATAGAATTTTATCAATTGACGCGTGGCGGGAGTGTGACGGTTACACTTGGAATGCGTGGTATGACGTGGGAGATATCGACGTTGATGCAAGTCACTGGAATGCGCGAAAGCTATTAAAGTATTTCCGTGATAACGGTTTTTTATCTGAAAAAAGCGCGGGTAAATGCGCAATTGATGACGACCAATACAATATTGTTATCGTTGAACGTTCAACGCGTCGCCCGTTATTTGCGATTGAGTACGGGGTAGACAACTAATGAAAATTAAAGTAATGCTAGAAAAGACTCAAACGGCTATCAGATACCGCAAACACATTGTTTTTATTGGTGATGATTATGTTTTGGTCTATGAAAATCATGACGAATATTTAAAAAACGTTTTTAACGATTTAAAACTAAACGGCTATAAAAACATTAAATTTAAAGATGGTGATTTACTTGCAACAAAGGGGGCGTAATGAACAAAACAATATATCTTGATTTTATCGACGCGCCAATGTGGTATCACACGCGCGGGCTAATGCAAACGGCGACCGGCTACGGTAAAAAACTAAACACCGGCAAAAAAGCATTAGTTGGAAATAGAGAATACCGCGTTTATGCGTCATGTTTTTCTAACGTAGCGTGTCTTTATATCGTCATTAAGGGCGTCAAAATTTACGTTGATAGTTGGGAGTAATATTATGCTGACATATAAAGAATTTTACGACACGCTAAGCGCTGAAGATATAAAAGAATGGAATTACAACGGCGTAAGAATATGCGATTTATACAAAGAATACGTTGAGCTATCAACGCCACCAATTGTGCAAGTTTATCCTATGTGGGCGCTTGATGCTATGGGGGAGAACTAATGATAATAATTTTTTTAATGCTGATTAAATTCGCAATACTAGCAATAATGCTAGAAAACTAAACATAAGGGGCGGCTAATAACCGCCCTTTTTTATTACCTTAAACAATAGCAAGGGCTTAACCGCCCTTTTTTATTGCCTACCATTTAACAACCTACAGTGACCGCTATAGTGCTAAACAATTTACAGCAATACTACCCTATTGCTTAACATTCAATCGGCTTGCAGCAAGGCTATAAAGGCTATTCTATAGCCCTATTCAATAGCAGGCGTGGTACGGGGTAGCAGGCAATCAAGCGGGTAAAATCTTATTTGATGGTCATTTGATAAGGGTAGGATTTCAATTCTGGTAAAGCTCAGGATTTCAAATCTAATGAACGGTCAAATTCTGCCACGAAACGATTTGGGAAATTCTGCCACGAAACCGATTGGCAAAAAAAATTCCCCAATCATCCCGGAGTTGATAATTGAGGAATTCCATGAACTAACAATTAGAGAGAATTGTTAGACGTATGTTATTTGATTGCTACAACTTTTGCAACAGGTTTCTGCTCTGCCAAGTCCCGAAGACTAGATTTGCTCATGTGCGCAAACTCAGGTGCGCAGAAGACGTGCTTCTTAGTCTTGACAGAGCGCGACGCACACATACCAACATCCACCCAACCTGCTTCTTCAAGCGCATGGAACAGCGCAGCAGGCGGAAACTGTTTACAGCCAAACGACATAGCGGCGCGTTCACATATTGCTTGAAAGGGAGAGGCAATCACGCCGGACGCAAACTCACCCATGCGAAGGGAAATCATATCCAGCAGTGATGACTCAACAGCCGACATACCGTTCTGCACCAGTGACATCTTAAAGTCCGTCATAGGCGCAGGCGCGGCAGGGTTAAACGCTGACACGTCACGCAAAAACAACCAGTTGGCTATAAGGTCATATCCGCCGTTGCCAAACCAGCTCCAAATATGTGACGCGGCGGCAGGAGAGATACGCGACGCGCTACTCCAAGTGGCATACCACCGACGGTCACCCGATTCAAGCGATAGCGGTACACGGTCATTAGAGAACGCCAGCACAGCAAGACGGTTTACAAGATTGTATGGGGCAAGACCTTTACGGTTAACTGATAGCATCTCAGGTGGCGCGGCGATGACTGGCTTGAGTTTATTAGCAAGCATCCGTCGCGCGGCGCTGTCGGCTTCTTTAAGCTCGTTAATGACCACGATTTCTGCTTCAAGATGGTAGCCCCACGCCGACTGAATCGTATCAGTAGACATCAGAGAGTAATTGCGCAGGTTAGGGCCGCACACGGCGTAAATAAACGGCGCGTACATGGTGTCTTTACCGATACCTTGACCACCAGCGTGAAGGATAGCGTGGTTAATCTTAACGCGTGGATTCTGTACCTTGAACGCCATATAGTCCCAGATATGCGCAAGCTCACGCTCATCAGGAACAAGGGATTTACAGTGGTCAAGCCACAAAGATATATCACCGCCCAAATTTCCGCCACGGGACGAATTGGGACGAGCGTCGCGCCACCGGTTGCCATAAAGCTCACCGTCACGCGTGGCAATGACAGAATCACCAGCAGCAAAGGTGATACCAGCAAGCACCTTAGCGCCCATCACCTGACGGTTCTCGTCAAAGCTCACCGCCGCTTCTGTTTTACGGTCAGAGTGAATACTTTTACACGACACATGACGGTACACCGCGTTAAACGTCTGACGTGAGAATTCACGACGGTTTTGCAAATCGAAGTAAGAATCGTCAGACATGACATATGCAAAGCGTTGATACCACTCCGCCTTTTCAAGCCGCGCGATTTCCTTCTGCTCGACTTCTGCAATAATCGCCGCCGCGTCAGTGCTGAACATATCAGACGGTTCGAGTTTGCCAATCGCATTGTGCATCACCTCCGCAAGTATTTCTTCACGAAGACCATGTGAGTGTTTAGGCCCGCCCATCTCAGCTACCCACGCGAGGTAAGCGCGGCTGTCCCACGACGAGCAATGACCATGAAAGCAACAGTACGCGCGGTTAAGCGGGTGGTATCTACCCATCAACTGCCCATCGGTATGCTCGGCGTGGTTAGGGCAGACCACCCCAACCCAGCCTTCCGCGTTAGCAGACTCCATCACGTCGCCACGAGAGGCTAACCACTCAAGCACTTCATCACTGCCTGTGTCAATGATAGCGATTGGCCGCACGGACGCGGTGTCAGCATCAGACGGGTGAACGTCAAGCGCCGAGCAGATTTGGTTGAGGGTAAACTCACGCTCCGGGTGGAATTCCACAAGAATAGACTGAAACGACGCACGGTCAGGCTTTAAATTCACCGACGCAGGCAGGCGAAAATTACGCACGGGGTTAATTGCGCCGCTGTCAGTGTAGCCAGCGTCAGCGATTGCTTTAATAGCTGCACTGAATTCACCCTTAGTGGGCATATCATCTAAAGCAAACGTGTAACCCCACTGAAAATTCTGTGGTGAGGTTTCCATTATCCATGTCGGCTCGATTAGCGGACGCAGACTCTTGGTGCCAATGTCATCAAGCACGAGAAAAGCAACGTACTCGCAATTGCCCGCACTCGCAGACGGCTTGCCATCTTTAAAACGTGACGTGATAAACGACGCGGTATTGCCATACCATGCACCTTTACCATCATACTTTGCTGGCAGGTAGGCTGGCCATGCAAACTGACCATTGTCTTTAGCTATTTGTTTGACCAGAAGGACGGTTTCGCCTTCTGGTGCTATTCTCTCTAAATAGGTAACAAAATTCATTTTCCATATCTCTCTAATGTTGAAACACCAACAGCTAACGGTAACCCTTCTGCCCAAGCAGGAGCACTACACATCACCGTTTCCAAATCTCGCGCGGCGCTTTCCGCGTCTTCTTTTTTCACTTCTAAGACAATTTCATCATGCACATGAAGCACGACAGTATGCCCGATTCGACGCAACGCGTCACGAAGTAAATCGTTGGCAATCGCTTGTGTAATATTCTCACAAGCAAGTCCAGCCCATAGCCTAGCTCGCGGCCATTCAACTGCATCAGCAGCGGGTTTCCACGCCGCCTTAGCGTAAGATACGCTTCCATCTTCAATGTATGCCGACGGGTAACACAGCACCCGACCCGAAGGCAGGGCGTACCACAAATTCACACCGTCAAACAGATACGTCACGCGCCCGGCGGTAAACTCACGGCCTTTGTGACGCATGGCGCACATATACGCCCGCTCAAGCTCACCCCAGTATTGCACCGCCCAAGTGTTACTGCGACGCCATGCGTCAACCGTGCGCTTGGCCTCTGCTTCAGGCAGTGAGATGCCGTAGGCTTTGCCCATTGCACCAAACGCGCCAGCGCCACCCATATAGCCACACGACAAAATCGCCACTTTACCTATCTGGCGTTGGTCAGGCGTTATCGCGTCCATTGGGCGGTTAAAGATACCCGCTGCGGCGCGAATGTAAATGTCCTCACCCGTGCGGAACACGTCAAGCACGTCTTCACTGCCATGCTGCAAACTCGCCCAAGGCGTCACACGCGCTTCAATACCTGCCCAATCTGCTACCACAAACACGTTTCCGATAGCAGGCATCAGCGCAGGGCGAAGCATACCTTTGAGAACGTCCGTCACGCGCTTGCCATGCACCGGAACGATGTTGCGCCCAATGACCATATCATCACGCACTCGCTGTGGCTCTTTAGCGCATTTACGCGTGAAGTTATGCACCTGCGCACCGTATGACGACGCTCGACCAGTCGCACTGCCACCGTTGAACACAAACGCGCCACGCACACGATGGTCTTCAAAATCGGCAAGGTAAAGCAGACGGTTAAACTTAGCCACAGACGACGCCCACAAGTCATCGGCGCACTGGATAACTTCGCCAACGTGCGATGGGATTTCCTTAAGGTCGTCCATCAGCATTAGATTAGCGCGAACGCTTTTGTCGATAGAATACTTCTCACCGTTCCACATCAACTCACGCGCGGCAGGGCCAACACGCTCAAGCACCCACTCACGCATCTTCGGGGAACGAACGGACTTAATTGCACCGTCGGTTAACTCCACGACACGCGATTGGATTTCCTCAAGCTCAACACTGGCGTAACGCATCGCGGCGCGACACAAGTCAACGTCCACGAGAACACCCGCGTCGTTAATGCGCTCATTGACGTGATAGTCCGCAAGCTCGTCATCAGTCAACTGACGCAGTGCCGTAGACACGGCTCGCATAGTCCGCACGTCTTGACGGCAATACTCAATAAGCTCAGGTAACAACTTGGTGTTAAATGGTGGAGTGCAGCACTGCTTGACTAGCATCTTGCCACGATGGTCTTTGCGCATCTCGCTAGAGATAGCACGACCAACGTCTTCAAGACTGCCCGGAAGACAATTAGCTCTCGCTTGCACAGCCGTGCAGTAAAACTGCTCTAGTTTAAAATCTATCTGAAGAACGAACCAAAAGATTAGCCGCTCAAAAGCGGCGTTGTGTGCGCGTATCTGACCCGTGTAGTTGAGCACGTCATCGGGGAAAGGCATATCTGGCGTCCATGTCTGCACGTCACCATCATCGAAGGCGTAGCACATACACAGCACGTCAGTGGTGAGGTCTTGCGCGTAATTGTAAACGCCGTGTTTTGGCAGGTCACATTCGCTTCTTGTTTCAAAGTCAATATATAGCATAAAAAAAGGCGGTTTTTCAGCCGCCCCTCTCCTTATCGGTTATGCGCGTCTGCGGCGGGCGGCAGGCGCTTCATCCTCGACAGCTTCTTCTTCTTTGGGTGCAGGCTCACCGTCTAGGCTAATCCATTCTACGATGTCAAACATCGGTGTGTAGATACGCCCGTAGGCTTTATGCTGATAATGTTCTTTGCCCAAAGAAACAACAGCTACTGGCTTTGTTTGGTCTGTTTCTACTTGATTAGCGATATTGACAGCTAACGTTTGCACTGCCCGTTTACCGCCTACGGAAGTAACGGTGTAGCGTACTTCTTCGCCTTTGTCTTCGCCATCAATACATTTGAGCGAAAACCCGACTTGCGTTTCCCAGCCACGTTTAGCACCAGCAGGCGCAGGGTCTAACTGCGGCAATGGCTCAGTGACGCTAACCATCTTCTCGCCTAAAACTTCACCTTCACCCCATGCAATAAAGCCATGCGTAAAGCTGAACGGATTAACTGCCCAAATGCTGTCATTGTCTACTTCGGTTTCTGACGCGCCATACACCCAGTGACCGGTTCTATCCATTTTAAGGATAGTCACGCCGCCAGTTGTGCTGGTGTCAGTTTGAATGTTACGAAGTGCGCTGCTGATTGAATTTACTGCTGGAAGGTTGGCGTTGCCAAATACGGTTAATGATGTCATTTTAATTTACCTTTAAAGTTTATTGAGGGCATTTGTTAATTGTTGCCCGATTAGTAAGACAGTAGGGCGGGGGTCACTTTCGTGCGCCATCGTACTGCCAGAAGATACCACTGCGACAACATCTGTTGGCATAGGCAGTTTCAGAGCCTTTAATTTCTTCTCTGCCTGTGCCGGCGAAACTAATTTAGAATCGAAGATGTCGTCATTTGCTAGACCAAGCGCCAAAAGCGATTCTACTGCTTCTGATTCATTAGTCCATTTTCTTGTTCCTCGTTTAGCTACTAATTTGTAGTTAGGGACGGGTCTGCCCGCTTCGAGCATTTGAAACGCAAGCGCTCTCAAATCGGTAATCCATTGTTCCAGAATCTCAGCTTGTTGTAAATAGTTTGCAATAGAATCTGCATCGATATTATCAAGCGACGCCTGCAACGCTCTATCTACCTCACCTGTCATCAGCGGGCAAGTTGGTTTAGCTGCGCACCACTTGCAGTGCTTACCGCTAGCTAACGGTGCATCAGGTGCATCAGACAAATCGATAGCTTTCTTAAGTGTATTTTCAAACTCTCTAATGCGTTTAAAGGTGGTTTTCCAGCGCTTAACAGAAGGCGGCTGAACAATCACAAGTTCAATAGACGCCGCGCCATCAAACACCCATTCTAGCCCTTTTGTGCGCATTGCGGCGGCGGCGTAGAACATGAGCTGTTCGTTCTCCTCTACTTCTACGCTAACGCCACTGCCAAACTTCCAGTCAAGAATAACGGCTCGGTCACCCAATCGGCCAATGAGGTCAACACTACCAAACACCTCGGGCAAGAAGTCACCATAACTGACATTGGCTTCAACGGTAAACTCCATCGACTTGGTTGGGTCAATTTCATCAAGCGCCGCTAACGCCGGCTCAATCTTTTCCTTTGCCAGCTCAGTTGTCATATCAATGCCAGCATAAGATAGACTGTAGATGTTGAAGTTATCCTCAGTCAGTAACTTTTCCATTGCTAAATGGCAAAGTGTACCTTCATCGGCAAACGATGACGACGGCTTAGGCGGCATTTGTTGCACTAACTTTACGCTGGCGGGGCAGGCAATAACACGTTTGGCGGTGCTACCGCCGGCGATACTTGAATGGCTCATTTTAGTTTCCTCTAGTTTAGTGAGATTGCAGTATATCAAAAAAAGTTTGCAAAGAAAAGTTTGCAATGATAAGCTTTAGCCATGTTAGAAAAAGACGTCGAAAAATATTTAGTAAAAGTCGTCAAAGAGCTTGGCGGCAAATCATATAAGTTCACCTCTCCAGCGTGTCGGGGAGTGGCAGATAGAATCGTGTGCCTACCGAATGGCAGTACATGGTTTATTGAGCTTAAAACCGCAGGTGGCAGTCTGTCAGCACTGCAAAAAGTCTTTGCATCAGATATGAGCAAACTTAATCAAAAGTACGCTTGCCTTTGGAGCAAAGAAGATATTAACAACTGGAGAGAAAACAATGATTGAATTTGTACAATACCTCGATGAAAGCAATTTAGCGTACCTTATTATGCTGTTTTGTTTCTTGCTAATGGCGCGTTCGCGAGCCAAAGCGGTATCCGAAGTCGCACGTCTTCGCACAGTTTTAAAGCAGGTGATGAGATGAGCGCAACTTTACTACTTACTTTGAGCTTCCTTACTGTCGATACTAATATCGACAAACGTGGCAAAACAACTACGCATGAAACAATTGCGTACACAACTAGCGCTATACCCTACGAGTCTATGCGGGCGTGTACTAATGCACGGGAGGAGTGGAATCTTGCTATTGGTGCTTACCAAATGAGTAAGCGCCCTACGCGCATTATAATGGCGGTGTGTAATGACAGCGCAATGGGAGTGGTAGAGTGACCGAGATAACTTTAAAAGCCTACTGCGCGGCGCATAAAGTTAGCCGCACCAGTATGGACTATCACATCGTTAAGATGGGGGTATATCCTGCCGGCAGTATAAGATTATCTCAGGCAGGCGCACCGTCATTCTTGTGGCGCGTTAAAGATTTAGACAAAGCCAGACTAAGACTTGGCATTAGAGGGAATGGAAAATGAAAAACGACCTTATATATATCGCCATTGGCGCGTTCTTGATTGGCGTTATTGTGTCAACGTTGACAATATACGCCACGCACAGACATTATTACGAAATCACCAAAACCACAATCGGTGAGTTTATTATCCATGACGGGCGCATCTACTCAGTATATGAGATGGAAAGAAATGTTCGTGGCGAAATGGTAGCAAAATGACTAAAGACGAACTTTACAAACGCCTGACAATGGCGCAGAAAAACAAAAAGGAATTGAAGAAAATTAAACTTCAACTCCTTAAAGAAATCGAGCAACTGAAGTTAATGCTTCGCGCACTGGAGGAAGGGTAATGGAAATTGATGATGTTGCAGCGCTCATGTTTTACATTGGCGTATTATTTTTAACGGGGTTGTGGCTATGTCATTAGTCAAACCTGTATCTCCAGTAACACCTGCGCCAACAGCCGTTGACTGTAAACATGACCATTGGCGCGTATATAATAGCCTTGGCTACCGCGAGTGTGACCGGTGCAAAGAACAAAGACCCATTTTTAACGATATACGGCATCAAAGATGAACATTTCACAAATATTCATAGGGTTGTCACCCTTCTTAAAAGACAGATTTACAAGCGAGGTATTTACGCTTGGGCTTATTAACGAGCTAAACGAGCAACGCTTTCGTGCTAGATGCAGACGATTGATACGTCAGCACAACGGCGAAACGCGCAAGCTGTACAAAGCGCTAAACAACTTAACAATGAATGATAGATTGCGGTTTTTTGATGTGGTGAGCGGACATGAATGACAAAGATTTAGATATAGTAAGAGAAGCGGTAAAGTACAACAGTCAAACAGGTCACTTTTACAAAGGCGGCGCATCTACGCCTGCTGCGCTTAACTGGAAAAACAAAAACGCAACAATCAACGTTAAAAAAAGTGGACTGCACTCTAACTTTTTAGCGTGGAAGGTTGCGGTGTTCTTAGCCTACGGTTGGTATCCAGCGCATACTGACGCGGTAGAGTATTTAGATGACAATCCAACTAATCTGCGCATCAGCAATATTAGAGTCATTAAAGCGTCTGAAGACGAAATGACTATGATTGACTTTTGCGACGAAAACGACTTGCGCTACCCTAGCGTGTCAGCGCTTATGCGCGGCGAACCGTTTACCCGTCGAGTAGAAAACGGGTATTCAAGAGCGTATTTTAGCAAGAGCTTACTAGAAGCTAATTGCGCTAAACTTCTAGCTAAGAAGCTCCGCGATGAAGAAATTAGAGAAAAGCCTAAAAAGCGTCCGATGGGCAGACGTCGAAATGAACATTTTATGGAATTCTTGAGAACGCACACTATCGTGCCTAAAGGTTGGGAGATGACATTATGTTAACAGGCGACTCAGTACACGCAGGCGACCCCGTAGACGCGCCAGCGCACTATCAAGGTAACAAAATGCAGTGCATCGACGCAATGGAGGCAATGCTAAGTGTTGATGAATTTAGAGGGTATTTGCGTGGTAATGTTTTTAAGTACCAATGGCGTTTTAGAGATAAAGGTGGGCTTGAAGACTTGCGCAAAGCACGGTGGTATTTAGACAGACTAATCAAATTGGAGAATTTCTAATGTACGCATTTAAAGGTTACCCAGTAGACCAAGACCCAACCATCAAAGCGCTTCGCGGCGAGGACATGGAAAACTACATGAATTTGCTCAAATGGCTAGATACCGTGCCGTTTATCCCTTTTAAGGTAAGCGACATTGTGCTGCCTTGGCGGGATAGATGAAACCAAAGCTCAAAACGATGAATGGGGTGTGGATATGCTACACCCCTTGCTGCTCCATTCCGATGATGGCAGACCACCCCAAAACGGCGTACTTAAGATGGAAATTTATTAATGCTAAGACCGAATCAGATAGAAGCTGTTGCCTTTTTGAGCCAAATAGACAAAGGAATGATTCTTGCCCCAGTAGGGGCAGGCAAAACAGCAATAACATTGACAGCGATGAAGGAGGCGCTCGACACGGGCAGAGTACGTCGATTCTTAGTGATAGCGCCAAAGCGTGTCTGCACGGATGTGTGGACGATAGAGCCAGCGAAGTGGGCGCCAAGTCTGACCGTATCTATCGCCGTTGGCTCGCTAAATCAGCGTTTAGCGGCATTTGACGCGCCTACGCAGGTGGTTGTGACTAATTACGACACCCTTCAAACGCTACCGCCATTGCCTGACTTTGATGGCGTGGTGTTTGACGAATTGACTGTTTTGAAGAACCCATCAGGCAAGCGCTTTAAAGCGCTGTTTGCGCGTATCAAAGACTTCAAAATTAAATGGGGGCTTACCGGTTCGTTTACCAGTAACGGGCTTGAAGACGTGTTTGGGCAATGCAAGATAGTTGACGCAACGCTACTTGGCAAATCCAAAACAGCGTTTCTTCAGACATATTTTGTGCTACTCAATAAAGACTTTGGCGAATGGGTTGCCAAGTCCACATCACTGCGTGACGTCATGGCGGAAATTAAACCCGCAACGTACCTTATCGACACGCAAGAGTATATGGATACTTTACCCCCGCTTAACATCGTGCCAGTCAAATGCGCGATGGATATGAAGCAATACGGTGAGATGAAGAAAGACTTTGTGGTGTACTACGAAGAAAAAGAAATCATTGCGGTTAACGCCGCTGTGGTGGTGAATAAGCTACAGCAAATGGCTAGCGGGTTTTCTTACATCGAAGGACACCCTACGACTTGGTTCTCGCGCCACAAGTTTGACCGTCTTGATGAAATACTAGCGGAAAACCAACACGCAAACACCATTATCGTGTACAACTTTCAGGCAGAGCTTGAAGAACTTAAACGCCGATACCCAAACGCGCGAACAATCGACCAGCAGGGCGTCATCTCGTCGTGGAACGCTGGGCGAGTGGAATTATTGCTTGTTCACCCTAAATCAGCAGGGCATGGGCTGAACCTTCAATTTGGCGGCAGTAAAATGGTCTTCCTGTCGCTTCCTTGGTCACTTGATAGATATGAGCAGACCATTGGGCGGTTGCACCGTAGTGGGCAAAAGAGCGCCGTATATTGCTATGTACTGCTAACAGACAAAACCGTAGACGAGCGCATATTCGCAAGTCTGCATGACAAACGCGCAATTTCAGATATTGCCTTAGAGGAATTAAAATGAACAACTTAACATGGCGCGACATCTTCTTTAATTTGAACAATTACACAGAAGGTGAATTACAAGTGATGATTGAATCAGAGCGCTACGGTAAACGTAGACGCTCTATCTTGGTGCGGTTGCATCAGCGCTACTGCATACTCCGCGCTAATCGTGAGCGTGACGAACTACTCGCTTAAAAACAATTCTGCTTCCGCATTTCTGCGTCGAGTAAGCCCAGCTAATACTTTACCGCCGGCCTTGTTCCACCGCAGAAATTGCTCTGCTATTTCAGACTTAGGTTCTTTTGCTTTTAGCATCTTAACAAGCGTTGACGAAACTAAATTTCCACTGCCTATGTTATAGCAGAGGCAAACTAGCGCATCGTATTCATTCTGGGTAAGCGGTTCGCCAATCGCGTTGACGGTATGCTCATACGGCGCTAACGTCTGCGCTAGTAAATGCAATGCCGCTGCTTCGCCCGGCAATGCCTGATTAGCTTTCACGGGTGTCCCGTCCGCATAGCGGGTTGAGCCTATGCCAATTGTCCAAACACCTGCTGGGCATTTATAGCTTTGCAGCTTACAACTTTCAAATTCTTTAATTAGGGCTAACCCTTTCTCACCAATCTTCATTTCTTTCCCCGTAGCGATAAAATAGTCGTTAACTTTTGTGTCAGCCGAATCATGTCGTTGTCTAGCACCCGCACTTGGTCGATTAGCTCAATTAGCGCGTCTGTTGCTTCTTGCAAAATAGGCTTTACGACGGTGGTCGCCCAGAGCCAGACAAAGTAGACAATATAGCCCATACCACCAGCAGCGATAATTGGGAATCCATACTGGTTAATATATTTAGCGATAGCATCGGCGTCCATTAGTCTTTTCGCTCCACTGACGGGGGCTTGGGTTTTTCTTGCGGTATCTCAAGCGCCGTAGACGCTAATTCATCAATTCTAACGATGTCATGCGACATGGCTGTAACACGTTTATCAAGTTGCTTGATGATGCCTATTAGGCTTTTAATCTTCTCAAGCACACTATCGAGCAAGAATTTCTGTGTCAGGTAGACAAAATACATTCCGCCAGTCGCCGCCGCGATAGGAAACCCTACGTCCGAGGCAAACTGGAGAAATTCCATTATCGATTACCTAGCCACCAAGTGACAAAAGAGAACACCGCGCCTACAGTAAAAACAATGCCACCAATAAATCCCTTGTATCTTGATTGTTCTGTTTTCATTTCATCAAGCGCATGGATTATTGCATCGAGTTTTTTTCCTCTATCTTCAAACACTTCCTCCAGCGCGTCCATGCGTTGTTCCACTTTTGCCAAGCGGCATTTATCGTCTGGCATTAGACACCTCCATTAGTTGTTGTCTTAACTGCCCAATTTGAAGTTCAATGTCTGCAAGCCATGTGATGTCGATGGCTAAAATAGCTTCGCGGGTTCTTCTGGGTGTAATCGTTGCTTCAAGTGTTGCGATGTCAGCTTTGATTTTTGCTTTCTCGTCTTCAACCTTTTGCGCTTGTGCATCGGTGAGCTGGTCGCCTGTTAGCTGAATAATGCTCCATGTTTGCTCCCAGTGGTTAGGCAGTGCTTCTACAGGTGCGCCTAGCTGGATTGTCTGTGTGTACTTATCGTAGTCTGGTTGTCCTGCCCAGTGTACTACTGCATAGCCGTCTGGTGAGAATGGCGTTGCAAATGAGGTATTAGGGTGAGCTGCACGGATTTCAGATTCTGTGCAGAGTTGGTTCGTTGCTAAATTGATATAGTTTGCCATTTTGTTTCCTTAGCTGACGCTCAAAAAGATATAAGATGCTCCACTGATATTCGTGGTTGTCGATGCTGTTGCACCTAGTGTAAAGCCACCCGATGATGCGTAGACACCGTTATTACCTGTGACTTCTGCCGCTGTGCTGTTAAGCAGTAAATATGGACTTGAGCCACTTGTTAGCCCACGAGCCGAATCGAATGTGTACCAACTACCAGTAGAGTCTGTACGCTTAATTAAAACAAATCTTGCACCACCAGAACCAAATCCACACGCAATAGCTTGTCCTGTACCATTACCTGTGTAAGAACCTACTTTAGATATTCCAGCGAGTGTGGCAAAAAGGTAGGCGACGTAGTTATCACCGTTATTATTAGCTGAATACGAACCGCCTAATGAAAATACTGAGCTTGTTGGAGTTGTACTATTCCATTGAGGTGCGCCAGTTTGAACCGCACCAGTAGTTTCAAGTTGCAATAAAGAGCTATTTCCTGTTGGTGCAGAGTAAACACACCAAGGTGTCCCTGCTGAAGTTCTATCTTTAACAATCATTAATTCGGGAATAACTGTTAAATTATGGTTAACATTTTGAGTAGACCCATTCCCTTTATAACAAACCTCATCAAAGAATCCGGGAGCGCGTTTGAAGTTCCAATAGATTGGAGTTTCCCCACTTCCATAAAACCCATTATCTTTATACCCAGTATTATTATCATACCCAAAACCAGCACCAGACAAAGCTACTTCGGCAGCCGTAGAATTCGTAACTAAATACTGACAACTAGCGGTAGAACTACCTCGCAATCTATCCACAGCATATCTAGGAAAACCGCTAGGTTTTGTGGTAATTGTTAAGTCAACAGGAAAGTTAGTTGTGACTGTTCCGCCACCAGCTTGTAAATTAGGACTAAACACCTGCGTCCCCGTTGTAGGCGGCTTGTTTGGGCGACGGATTGCCATGTAGATGTAGGTTGATGAAGCATACCCACTACCTCCTGTAATTTTAAACCCTGTGGATGTTGGTACATAAGCGGAAGCAGTTCCGGCATTTTCTGAGTCCGCCAAATTTGGTTTTAATACCGCAAACGTGGTTTCACTCATGCCACGCATTGTATCGTTCAAATACCAATCATCTACTCCAGAACTGCGTTTGAATAGCACATACTGCGGCTCCCAACCCAAATTCACAGTTGCATTACCACTTCCATCAGTCGTAAACGACCCACACTGAATAATCCCAGTTGATGACGTGTCGTGAGCGTATAGGTAGGCAACGTAAGTACCGCCAGAAGCGTTAACCGTTGCGTCCGTACCCACAGAAAATACTGAGCTTGTCGGTGCTGTTGAGTTCCATACGGTAGGTGCTGAGGCTTGCGCAGCGGTTAGATTTAACTGCATTGAATACGCGGCTGACGTTAAACTTCTGTGATAGACCTGCCAGTTTCCTGTCGTGTCAGTACGCTTAACAATCACCATTCCCGGAGCAACGCCTAAGCTATGTGCAATCGTTCTTGCGCTTCCTGTCCCCGTATAAGTCACCACATCAAAAAACTTCGCGGCTTTGCGGAATGTCCATGAGGCGTAGGTATCTCCAGCATTACTACCAGACCCACCAACGTCAAAACCATTACTGTTGAATGCGGTTATAATGTTAGATGACCCAGACGCAGCACTTGTGCCATCTGAACGTAAAAAGCCATTACTTAACCCACGCGCAGAATCATTCCATGTGGGTGCGCCTGTGTTATTTCTTGATTTTTTAAATACCATCCCACCTTTCCCAGCCAAGTCAATACCGTTAGTGATGGTTTGCGTTGTATTGTTGCCAGTATAGAGCCAAGTGGAAAATACGTCATCGACATAGAGCGTTGCGTCTGCGCTGTTACCTGCGGCTTCTTTTAATTTGGCTGATAACATTATGCTGACTTCCCAACCAGCGCACCGTAAAGTGTTGAGCTGATTTTCCAAAAGACAAGAGTATTACTTGCACTGAGCGTAGGCGCAGTATTTCCAGCCGCTGTCACCCATGTGGTT